TGGTCGGTTCTGATGCGCTCCAATTGCTTTAAGTCCTGCTTCCATTCTTTTAGATGCTCCGCGCTTAGTCCAGTTGTGTCGATTTCGGCCAGTTTGTCCAGTAGTCGCTCACGTGGTTAAAATAATGGAACTTTCTGAAATCGACGCACCCGAACTCATTGCAAAAATGAATGAGTACAAAAAAGGCTGGCATCATGAATCAGAATTTTAGTTCAAAATCTGCACAACAAAACGACTTAAAAATGCACATTAATACCAAAATAAAAACGAAATGAAAAAATGGAATAGTATTGATATTCAACCGCCGGACGAATTGTTAGAGGTAATGGATGAAAACGGCAACATTGGCGAAGCGATGCCTACTTATTATGGGTTTGATATAGTTGATAGCAAGGTCGTATTTGTTAACAAATACTGGGATGGAGGTTGGCTAATTAAATTATCAATATCTGACCACTTTGACAGTAAGATTATTAAATGGCGCACATTAACATCGCGTTAATAAGAAAAAACTTGACAAGCGACGAAAAATAGTTATATTTGCACGTCGGTTTGACACCCGACTTTTATAAGTAACGCAATGCAAAAACAGATTCTAAAACACAAAACCCCATTGGGTAAGATTACTAGGCTCGCGTTACGCCTTGTTTCAGCTTGTCGGCTGGTCTTATTCTTTGGGGTTTAATATATTTGTGCCATGATTGAAAATGAAAAATTAGGAGAAACCGCAGCGTTTGCATCAGCTTGTGCAAATAACGAAAGCCATCACATTGAGTTAGGTATGTCAAAAAGATTTTACGCGGCGTGTGCAGCATTGAATGGTTTATTGGCAAACAATGAGGCTATATTAAGCCATTATAACGGAATGAAGATACTTGGAAATATCGACGATATAACAGGATATGTATGTCGTGCATCGTATCAGTTTGCCGATGAATTATTGAAGCAAGAAAATAAACAGCAATGAAAGAAACATATTACTTTTCTCACGATTACAACGCGCGAGCCGATCAAAAGATAAAAAAACTTATCGTAAAGTTTGGGTTTTTAGGCTATGGGCTTTACTGGGCAATAATCGAAGACTTGTATCAGAATGCGAACGCATTGCGAACGGATTACGATAGCATTGCGTTTGATTTGCATTCGGATTGCGACACCGTAAAAAGCATTGTAAATGACTTTGATTTGTTTATAATTGAAGATGTTTTTTTTGGTAGTTTATCGGTTCAAAGGCGATTAGATGAACGAAAAACAAAATCTTCAAAAGCCAGTGAATCAGCTAATAAGCGTTGGGAAAAAGAAAAAAGTGATGCGAACGCAATGCGAACGCAATGCGATAGCAATGCTATAAAGGAAAGAAAAGGAAAGGAAAGGAAAGAAAATATAAATACTCCCGACGCTATCGCATCGGATGAATCTAAATTTGATTTTAGAAAAAGTCTATTAGAACTCGGTATTGATAAAACGCTTGTATCGGATTACATTACCCATAGAAACAAAAAAAGAGCTTCAAATACAAAAACTGTTTTCGATAACTTGGTTGAGCAGGTAAAGCTAAGCGGCGTATCGTTTACTTTTGTTCTTAATAAAATAATCAATAAAAACTGGACTGGATTTGAGGCTAAATGGTTACTTAGTGGCGAAGATGCTGTTTTTATTGAATCAGACAAAGGGCTTAAATACGTCGAAACAATCGAAAAAATGCCGATTGCTGAATGGCAAGAAAAGCTAAAGAGCTTCAAAGTAAACGTCGAGGCGAAGATGCTGTATTGCGAGCCAATGAAACGATATGTATTTTGGGATATGCTGGAACGCAGCCAACGGCTATTTGAACACGCCAAACGTGAATTTGAAAGCAAAGGACTCGGCTCAACCTACTTAACACCTGCAACGTATGGCAAACGAGATAGATAATTACGTAAAGATGTGTCTAATCGAATCAATGGATAAACACCTGCGTCGAATAAACAACGACCTCACTCGACACGTTCAAGCGTTGCCGCCGTCGAAACAAAAGGACGAATTGATTAATGCGCTGGTTAACTACTCGAAGCGAATCACAACGCACCTATCTAAATACGAATGGGAGTTAATTGAACTTGGCTGCGAGGTTGGTAGGTTGACGAAGCAAAACAGATTTCTTAAACAGCTTTCAATTGACTTGCTTCGTTCAAGTGAACAGGCAAACGAAGTACTCGGAATGGCAGTAAAAAATATTGAAACCAAAAACAAACAACAATGATATGTTCACAGCCGAAATACTAAATAAAACACCGAACATTGTCGAGCCCACGCCCGAACAGATGCTTGCTTACTATTCAGGTAAGCGATTGCCACGCTATACACTCGGTTGGCCGTCGGTTGACTTCGGGTTGCTTCGTGGTCAAGTGGTTGCTATTTCAGGGTATGGCAACAATGGAAAAGGTACATTCGCCCGACAAATGGCATTGCAGATGCACAAGCTGCACGGGATTAAATGGGCTTTTTGGTCTCCCGAAGACATGCCGTGCGAGTACTTTTACGCAGATTTGATACACACGTTAACGGGAAAGTCAACCGAGAGCCATCACTCGAATTTTATATCCGAAAGCGAATATAAAGACGCTTACAAATACTTACTTTCCTGCATTAAACTAATCGATTACGATGATACGATGCCGAACAACGAGCAACTATTCGAGCAATTCGACAGGATGCATAAGGAACACGGATGCGATGGCTTCGTAATTGACCCGTTCAATAACGTAGATATTGACTTCGACGCTGGAAGGGACGATAATATAATCCGAAAAATAGGACTTGCAGCAAGGGCGTGGACTCGTTCGCGAAACGTTTTTGTGATTATCGTAATGCACCCACGAAGCGAAACGGGCGTAAAGTCAGGAGCCGACGCGCCATGTCCAGCGACACGCGAACTTCATCACGGTAGCGAGTGGGGAAAAATACTGGATGATATAATTTTCTACCATCACCCGACATTCACAAGCGACCGCTCGAACACATCGCGAGAGCTTAAATTCGCGAAGGTGAAAAAGCAGAAGATTTCAGGAAAAGCGCAAACGTATGTGATGACCTGGAATTACGAACAAAATAGGATTTACGACTTCGGCATGGAGTGTGGGCTCGACAAAGTGAAAATTGAAGTACCAATCCAGCAAAAGCCGCTCACTCCGAATCTTAAGTTCGATGAGCCACAAATAACAGCGACGGATGATTTACCTTTTTAGCCACGCCCGAGCAGCTAAGCATTATTTAGAACGCGTCTAAATTTTGATAATGTGTCGAATGTAAAAAATTATTTGTATCTTTGAAAACTAAAACCAAAAACATGAAAACTTACCAAACGCGATTTATCCGAAAAATTGGAGCGGAAACATGGGAGCGCACAAATGTTATCATAAGCAATTTTGCTTTGAAATGTGCTGGCTATGAATCGAAAACGATTACACAAACGCCCGACACAAGCGACTATCAATTTTTAGAAAGTCTAAAAATTCGTCAAAAACAACTCTAAAACCAAAAATAATGGCAAACGAACCAAAAATTTACGTAGGTAGTGGCAAGAAAAATGTTGAATTTGCAAGGAAAATAAGCGTATGCTTAACCGACCTACCAAAAGAGCACATATTCGAGTACAACGGGAAAGAGTACATCAAACTCGAAGTAATCGACAAAAAAGATGTTGATAGATTTGGCAAAAACGTGTCCGTATCGGTTGACACATGGAAACCTGACACGCAGGCAACGCAACCAGCATCCGACCCATTCGCACCAGCCGACAACGATTTACCGTTCTAATCAATGAAAATCGAATCGCTCGATACGGTGTTTTCTGAATTTATCAGACTAAGAGATTCAGATGAAAACGGTTATTGCAAGTGCATTTCGTGTGGGCGTCTTTTTTATTACAAAGAGCTCGATTGCGGGCACTTCGTTAACAGAAAGCATAAATCTACCCGCTTCGATGAAAAGAACTGCAACGCTCAATGTAAAAGCTGCAATTCATACGATGAAGGCAATTCAGTTGGTTACGCAAAAGGACTTATTGAAAAACACGGTCAAGATGTACTCGATTTATTGATTGCAAAAAAGAACACAACGACTAAAATTAGCCAGTTTGATATTGATACGCTTGGCGCAATGTATCGAGAAAAGGTAAAGGAGTTGAAGAAATCAAAAACACTAAGACCATGAAAAGTTTATTCGAGTTAATCGAGCCGTACATTGGTGATTTTAGATGCTATTTATTGCCGTGCGACCATTACGCAACAACCGATTTACTTGCAAACGGTTCAATTATTTGCCCTATTTGCGGTGCTGAATATTTCGATAAACCAATGAGCGACAGCATGAGTAACGCCTCGATTATCGAAAATATTATCGAATCGTATTTGCAAAAATTCAATTACCAAAAACGCCAAAAAAATGCCTGAATTATTTGATTTAAAAGCCGTGTATATTCAAGAAGGCGATACCGAGCAAAGCAACGACTACGCGCAAGAAATTGAAATTGAAGCGCATGGAATCGCTCCCGATTTTTATTACACGATCAAAACCGACCGCTGGGCGTTTGACGACATAGGTGAAATAGTGTCGATTATTTCAGATTTCATGAAACGATGCGAACATACGGAGGTGAAACCTATTGGAAAATTCCAGTTAATTACGAAAAAAACTGGACACGTTGTCCCGAAGTCAGGAAAACGATAATGCCTTGGATGGGCTTTGTAAAATCCAAAAACAAAAAACATGAGTGATTTTAAAACACGCCTTGTTGAAGAACAGGCAGAATTAAGTGAAAAGTTGACTAAGCTAAATGAATTTAACCAAAGCGATAAAGTCAACGAAATTGACCAAGTACAAAAGGACTTACTGTTGATTCAGGCTGGCGCAATGTACGCATACCTTGAGTGTCTTAATGCTCGAATTGCAAGGCTATAACCGTTACATTGATATAGGCTGTCGAATAGCATTGGCAGACCGTGCGCACGTAAACCATTAACGCTTTTGCAGCGGCGCAGCCTATAACCTGACAAATTAAAACAATGTTAAACTTTCTACTAATTGAATAAATTTCGTATATTGCGACGCTAAAACGAACAGCATGGGAAAACACCTAACGAAAAATATTGACATAATGGCTCGAATTGCTGAAATATGCTGTGTTTGAGCCTGTGATATTGGACGGACAAGTAATGAAAGACCGTTGTATTTTGAAGACTAAAAGCGTGTCGTATCTAATCGCTTTGTCACTTGATGAAGCCGAGGCGTTACGACATAGGAAAATAAAAGGATTTATTGCGGGGTAGATTAGTGGCTATATCGCGGGTCTCATAATCCCGAAATCGCAGGTTCGAGTCCTGCCCCAGCTACAAAACTAAAACAACACAACTATGGAATTTTTTAAATACCAACACATTGAAAGGTTCGGGACAACCGAAACCGAAGGTATTGATATTGGCGTTTGTCATATCTTTCCAAAACTTGACGGCACAAATTCACAGGTTTGGTTTGCTGACGGAATAATTAAGGCTGGTTCAAGAAACAGAGAATTAGCACTTGATAACGACAATGCCGGTTTTTATAATTGGGCTATTGAAAACAACAGATTAAAGGCGCTATTTGCAAAATATCCCGATATTAAGTTGTACGGCGAATGGCTTGTACCTCACACACTGAAAACATACGACGATTCGGCTTGGCGTGAGTTTTACGTATTCGACGCTATCCAAAAAGAACAATGGCTTAGTTATGACGCTTATTCTGAAATCTGTAAAGAGTTTGTAATTTCAGTTATCCCGCCCATTGCCATAATCAAAAACCCATCATATGAAAGGCTTGTAGATTTTCTTGAAAAAAACATTTACCTAATTAAAGATGGTCAAGGCGCTGGAGAGGGAATTGTTATAAAGAATTACGACTACACAAATAAGTACGGGCGTCAGACTTGGGCTAAGATTGTCCGAAACGAATTTAAAGCAAAGCATTGGGCTAATCAGCCAACAGAAGTGAAAGAGCGTAAACTCGTTGAACAAGAAATTGCGGATAAATACGTCACATTATCGCTCGTTGAAAAAGAATACGCTAAAATAACCAATGAGGACGGATGGTCTTCAAAAATGATACCACGCCTTTTAAATACGGTATTTTATTGCCTTGTCTCAGAGGAGTCGTGGAATTTCGTTAAAGAGTTCAGAAATCCAACGATAGACTACAAGCGATTAATGTTTATTAGTAACGCAAAGGTGAAAGAATTGATGCCTAATTTATTTTGATATGAAAGAATACAAACAGCCACTAAAAGCATTCGACGCGTCAGGGCGTTGCATTTACGAAGGGACTTTGACAGTCGAAGCCGAAACGAAACAAACGGCATACGCTGCGATTAATGCGAAACTGCGAAGCATGTACTTAAATTTTTCATTCTTCATGCCGTGCGAAAAAACGAGCAACCCGATTGACTTTTTAACCGACTTTTTCAAAACTAACAAATAATGGACATGGAAGTTAAACGGTTTGATATAATTAACCACCTAATCGAAAAGAACAGTTACACGCGATATTTAGAAATAGGCGTGCAGGACGGTATCTGTTTTGGGAATGTGGTATGTGATGAAAAGATTGGAGTTGATCCAGCCGCCCGCGTCGAAGTGTCGCACAAAATGACATCGGACGAATTTTTTGAACAAAACAAAAGCCTATTTGATATTATTTTCATCGACGGACTTCACGAATCAGAACAGGTTTACAAAGATATTCAGAACGCTTTGAGTTGCCTTTCCGTTGGTGGTACGATTGTCTGTCATGACATGAATCCACAACGTGAAGAACATCAAACGCCAAAGCCAACCGCGTTAACGTGGACTGGTGACTGTTGGAAAGCATTAATTCGTTTACGTGCTGAAAACTCACTACTCGAGGTTAAAACAGTTGATACCGATTGGGGCGTGGCAATAATTAAGCGCGGAAAGTCGAAAAAGTTTGAAGCGCCAAAAGAGTTAACATGGCGGTGGTTCGATGAAAACAGGTACGAAGCGCTGAATCTAATCAGTACAATCGAATTTTACAATCTATGAGAGTGGGGGAGTACACATACGGGCTAAAAACTAATATATTAATTAAGTACATCAATACCGAGTTAATAAACAGTTAAATATGTTCAATATGCAAAATAATGTCGTATATTTGTACCCTAACCAAAACAACACAGCTATGACACAGCAATTTAACAAAGTGAAAATGAACATCGAACGCACGTCATCTTATGGACATTACAAGATTACCGCATTTTACAAGGGTAAGCACATATCAACCATAACAACTGACAGTGAAGCATTCGACTGGTTCAATGATGACAGCGATAAAATGAAGCATCGAGAAGCCTTGAGACATTGTTATTGTAAGATATCGCAATTTAACAATTAATAGAATGGTAACACTAAATGTCAAGAGAAAAGAATTTGAAGCGATCAAAAATGGTCAAAAGAAACGAGACTATCGAGACGCTTCATTATTTAATAAAAAAAAGCTACTCAAACTAAACGCACAAGGTCTTTTTGATGTCAATTTAGACATTAAAGAGATTCAATTCATAAATGGTTACAAAAAAGATTCTGAAAGCGTAATCATGGAAGTCCTTTTGATTACTCCAGTCTGCTTTGTGAACGCGTATGAAAATGAAAAAGATTTGTTCACAGCTATTGCTGGTGCAAATATGATTGAAATAGAATTGGGTAACTTAAAAAAAGGAGGACAAAATGGTTAAGTCTGAACAGCTCTTTGAGGAAGGGTCTTTCACTGACTCTGCTGGCGACACTGTTTATTACAATCGCTAAGTAAGGAGGGGGAAACCCCTCTTTTAAAAAAAAACAACAATGCACTACATACAGGCAATAAAAAATATTAGAAGTCAAACCGACACTATTTTACTGTTTCACTCGGGAACTGGAAAAGATAGTATAATGATGTGTGACCTGCTTAGCAAGAATTTTAAGAGGGTTGTTTGTGTTTTTATGTACATGGTGAAAGACCTCGAATATGAAAATAGATACATTGATTGGGCGTTGGATAAATACGATAATATTTCATTCGAGAAAACACCGCACTTTGCAACATACTCATTTTTAAAGCATGGGTATTTAGGATTGAAGAAAAGCAAGGACGTTAAAAATGTTAAACTGAAAGACATAACCGCAAGCATGAAATTGATTCATGGAATTGATTATGCTTGTTTTGGGTTCAAAAAAATTGATAGCATTGATAGGCGAATAATGCTAAACGAACTACCCGACGGAATTTCACCAAATACAAAGAACTGTTATCCGATAATGGACTGCAAAAATAGTGACGTATTACGATACATTGACGACAATCAATTAATAATACCGTTCAACTACAACAAGCAAAAGCCATCGAGTGGCTGCGACATTTCAGACCCAACATTTCTATCGTACATGAAAAATCGGTATCCATCCGATTTACAAAAGATATTCAACACTTACCCTTACTGCGAGGCAATACTATTTAGATATGAAAATCAAACAAAGTGAAACGGTTACAATAAAGCGGTCGCAAGTATCGTTTGCAGCGTATAACCCACGAAAGAAAAATCAGAAGGTTATCGATAAACTAAAGGCTAATTTTAAAAAGGTTGGCTTCTTAGGTGGCATCGTTTGGAATGAAAGAACAGGGAATATCGTAGGTGGGCATAAGCGCGTCGAGACACTTGATGTTATTTTCGATTACGCAGGCGGTAACGATTACGATATTAAGGTTGAAAAGATAGACGTTGACGATAAAACGGAAAAAGAACAAAACATTTTTCTTAATAGCAAAAGCGCACAGGGAGAAATGGATTACGATATGCTGGCTGAATTAATACCCGATATTGATGTTGAAGCGGCGTCGATTTCAGATTATGAAATAAAGATGATTGAAGCAATGAACCCAAATTTTGACATGGGGGACAATAGTGGTCTTCACGATGCAGCGAATGAGTTAAAACAGCGAACCGACGAACAAAAGGCTGCAACAAAAGAGAACCGAAAAAACATGAGACAGGACACAACCGAAAAGCGTATGCCGTTTTACTTTACAATTACTTTCGATTCATACAATGAAAAGGCTTCGTTTTTGGAAAAGTACGGCATAAATGGGGATTCTGTTTTCGTAACGTCTGAACAATTTATAAACGCAATTGAAAATGAGTAGACCAAAAGTAAATATAGATTGGAAGAAGGTAGATTTTTATCTTCGTGCGCATTGCGATGGCGTTGGTATTGCTGGACTTTTAGGTATTCATCCAAACACCTTATACTTAGCTGTTGAGAGTGAGTTTAAAGTTAGTTTTAGTGAGTATTCTGCACAAAAGAAGTCAGAGGGCAAAGAGATGCTTCGTGGTAAACAATTTCAATTAGCCGCCGAAGGTGATAAAACTATGCTCGTTTGGTTGGGCAAACAATACTTAGGACAAAAGGATAAAAACGACGTTACGACAAACGATAGGGATATAACAGGCGGCATCACAGTCGAGACACCCGAACAAGCCGAACAGTTAAAGTCGTTTCTAAACCGCAATGAATGAAATTCACGGGCGTTTTTTGGAAGACATTTAGCGCGTTCACATCGGGCAAACGGTTTGTAATAAACAAAGGCGGTAGTAGGTCGGGAAAAACTTACTCCGCTTTGCAGCTACTACACTTAACGATTAAGTCAGACCCGAAGCCGACTGTCAACAGCGTTGTAGCAATGACAATTCCACACCTAAAAAAAGGTGCTATTAGGGACTTTATGAAGATTTTGCGTGAGTGCAAGGAACACAATATTGGTCAATGGAACGCGTCTGATTACACATACACTTATCCAAACGGCGCAATACTCGAGTTTTTTTCAGCAGACAGCGACAAGGTACACGGAGCGCAAAGAGATAGGTTATTTGTCAATGAGTGTCAGTTTATCCCATACGAAACAATCAGGCAACTGTTGGTCAGGACATCGGGGCAGGTTATGTTCGACTATAACCCAATCAAACGCTTTTGGATTGACGAAAAACTGATGGAAAACCCCGAAAACGACGGCAAATGGGTTTTAATACAATCTACCTATAAAGACAACAGTTTTTTATCACAGGCTCAAATTGATGAAATAGAATCCAATAGGTACGATGCCAACTGGTGGCAGGTATACGGCGAAGGTATCACTGGATCGGTTCGCTCGGGTTTTGAGTTTTACAGTACATTCAAGCGTCAACCAGTCAAGACCGTAATCGAACAGGACAAGGCGCTGCATATTTCCTTTGACTTTAACGTTGTGCCTTATATCAGTGCAACGGTCGGGCAGTTGTCGCAGGATGGGGCAACGTGGACAGCAACAATTATAAAAGAGTTCGCATTAAAGAACCCATACAATCACTCCGAAACGCTGGCTCAATTCATTGCTAAGTGGATTAACGAGACATTCACAACGAAGCCGACACTATTTATCTATGGGGACGCCACAGGGTCGAAAAATTCAACCGTATCGTTTAAAAATGACTATGACCAAATAAACAGCGTGCTTTCAAGTCAATTCAAAATAAATTGGCGCGTTCCGAAATCAAACCCACGTTTAAAAGCACGTCGCGACTTCATGAATAAGATTTTAGCCGACCAATGGGTTATTAAATGCCGTTTCGATGAATCGTGTAAAATGACTATGGACGACTTTGAAAACGTACTGGAAGACCCCGAAGGCGGTAAGATGAAGCAAACAGTCAGGGACGAAGAAACACGCACCAGCTATCAGCCTTACGGTCACTTATCGGACTGTATCGATTATTTCTTTTGCGAGGCGTTTCGTGACTGGTTCGGTAAGTAATTTAGAATCGTTATAAATTTCACTATATTGTCGAATATACCGATTTTGTTTGTATCTTAGCAGCCTAAAACCAAACAATATGAAACAATTTGCATTTCCGATTAGCGTGTTAACCGCTAACAATAAAGAACGAGCCGAGTGTATCGAGCTGCTAAATGAGTTGGGGTATGAGATTGACTTATTTACGGTAGATGGTAGATACGTTATTATAACTAACAAAAATGGGGTTCATAACAGGATTACAAATGTATTCAACGGAGACGCCGCATTGTACTCATACAACCGCTTCCACATCGACCACTTCAACAAAGAACTTGTTCGCGACATTGCTGCAGCGTGTACTGGTGATGTATATGAAAGAGGCGAGATAGTTATGCCTGAAGCAGGTGCATTCTACAGAGTTGATGGACTACATGGATGTATAGTTGGATTACGTAAATCTCGTCGCCCGACCCTTGCCGAAATTTGCGCACATCACGGCTACGAATTGAACGGCAAAGACATTGTAAAAATTAAACCAAAAACAAACGATATGACAAAAGAACAGGCACTTGCCAAAATTGAAGAATTAAAACGGTTTATCGAAGCCGAACCAAACGACGACTATTTGACCGACGATGGGGTGCGGTTGAAGCGTGGTGAAAATTATTGGTTCGTTAATGACAATTATTGTATAGATGATACAACTGCCATTGGAATCCCATTTAAAAGCCGAGCAGGCGACGTTATCGCTCGTTTCTCCACACGCGAAGCCGCTGAAGCGTGGGTAAAGGTAAACAAACCATTCGAGCCTGTGTCAGTTACGTTTACCATTGATACGCCCGAAAAATTGCGCTGGATGTATTGCAGATTTAATTATAGTCAAGGTGAAGTAATCGAAAGAGCAAAACTCGGCGGCGTGCTTGAATTTAATGATTGCGACGATAGAAAATACTATCGCGCATTGCAAAAAATTTGCAAAGAAAAAGGAGTAAAAGTATTCAGCGACCCTGAAAAAGACTAATAAACACATCAAAACAACTTCAATCAAGCCCGTTTATTCGGGCTTTTTTATTTAACAAAAATATATTTGGTTTTTCTATTTCGATTCACTATCTTTGCCGCGTGTTATTTAAACTTAGTCTAAATAAAAATGGACATAATCAAGCTGATTAAAGACGACGCGCGACATCCCGATTATAACCGAGTGGTCAAGCTAAAAGATGATTACTTTTCATGGGTAACTGGAATCGGGTTAGATAGCCGATTAAAACGCTTCGTCAAACGCGAAAACGAACACGAATTTGCGCAACGCGTCAATCTTACAAATCATATAATTCCTTCATCGTTGAGGCGAATAATGACAACCTTTCAAAAGGGATTGAGGTCGAATGCGATTAGCCTTGTATGGGGTTACAGTAATGAGCGCAAAAAAGAAGAACTTAGCGGCGTACTTGAAGCATTTAACGGCGAAGACAATCCCGAAGAATATTTAAAACGCGTGTTTATTAATAAATCATTTATTGAGCCTAATGGATGGCTTGTTGTCGAGTTTCAGTCAACCGATGGCAACGAACTTGCAAACCCGTACCCGTTTGAAGTACCAACAGAGCAAGCACTCGATTTCAAGTTCAATAACGGCATACTTGACTATCTTTTTATATACACACCCAGCAAAGTTGTATCGAAAGGGAAGACAATCGAAGCGAAGCGATACACGTTGTATCAATCAGATAGAGCCATTGTAGCTGAACAGGTGTCACCTGATGGAATAGAGGCACTTTTGCCGAGCGCGTGGGTTGTTTATGACTTTGACGGGGTAAAATATTTTAGGTCGGATAAAAAAGGAATTGTTTTCCAACTAATCGAACCCGAACCATACAACCTTTTACCTCCCGTTGCTGTCCGATGGGGTTACATTCATGATGTATCAACTGACCAACGTACTTTTGAATCTGCAATCGAATCGGCTCGACCTTACATTGAGAAGTCATTAAAGGCTGTATCAGAATTTGATTTGGGCGTTACCCTTCATGCGTTCCCTCAAAAGTTCCAGTATGCACCGCGTTGTTCGTCACCTAATTGCAACGGTGGTAGCGATATTCAGACAGGCGGCGCGTGTGGTCACTGTAAAGGAACTGGATTCGAGCCAGTACACACAAGCGGTCAGGACATCATTACGCTGGCAATGCCTAAATCTATTGACGATACATTCCAATTATCGAACCTTATTCATTATGCTGCGTTACCTATTGAAGTACTTAATTTCCAACGTGAACAGGTAGATAGACTTTCAGTTGAAATAAACAAATCCGTATTCAATGCGGACGTATTTAGTCGGGCCCAAGTAGCCGAAACAGCAACAGAGCAAGTAATTAATTTACAGGCCGTTTACGATACACTTTACCCATTTGCGAAACATTACGCTCGTTTATGGAAGTATATTGTCGAACAATCAGCAGAAATAACATCGCTTTATGATGGTTTAGTTGTGTCCGCTATCGTTTCGGACGATTTCAAATTGAAAACGACTGAGGAGCTTTATGACGAGCTGAAAAAGGCCATTGATACAAACGCCGGTGCTGAAACAATCGCAGCCATTAAGTACGATATTGCACAAGTGAAATATAAAGACAGCCCGACCGATATGAAGCGTTATGACACGCTGGTGTACTTTGAGCCATTGGCAGGCAAAACAGAACAGGAAAAGATTGCAATTACTTCATCGCTACCAACGAATAACCCGACGCGCGTTCTTTATTCGTTCTATCTCGATATATTCAAAGCCATTGAGTTGGAAATGGGCGTTGGTTTTTACGATTTGACACCGCAGAAACAAAAGGCAAAGATTGACGAAGTAATCAAACAATTCACACCAACAACGACCGTAACAACATTCTAATGACACCTGATAAACTCGATAAAATACGGATGCAGTTTATTGAGGACGCATTAACCGACTTCGACAAGGCGGTTGAAACGTTGCAAAAGGAACTGTATAAGTACGTCATCGAAGAATATTCGAGTAGAATGTCATTTACAGATGGTAAAACTGATTTTAACGCGAAGAACTTTGCGGAATCAAATCGTATTAGTGCCGATTTGCAAAAGTTTATCGACGAAATGCAGCCTACTTTCAGAGAGCTTGCAAAGCAAATGGTTGAAACGGTCGCAATGTCGCAGCCTTATTATAATACAATCGGAACGGTAACGAGCGACAAGATAAACGCTCACATCAACATACTTCGCCAACGCGTCGGCATTAATGTAAACGGTTCGATTATTAAGGATTCATGGATTGACAGGATTAGCAAACTTGAGCCAGTAAAACAAAAGATTGCTGACTACGTTTCAGAATCAATCGCAAAGAACGCCACATACAAAGAGTTTCGCACCGGAATGAATGAAGTTGTGAATGGCAGCAAGGACATTGACGGTGTAATGAAGCGATACACGCGCCAATACGTTCACGATACATTTTTCAAAGTTGCCCGTACCGTAGATAATTTCTTTGCCGATGAGTTGCAACTCGATTACTTTATTTACATGGGTGACTTAATCGACACATCGAGGCCGTTTTGTCAGGATCGCGCTGGTAAAGTTTTTCACCGCTCCGATGTTGCAGAATTTCCAAAGAATCTACCGTACTTTCAACCTGATTACGATTTTTTCAATGATTTGGGCGGTTATAATTGCCGCCACTGGCTCAGATGGATTAGTAAGGAATTAGCGAAACAAAAGGGCTACGACGTAACACTACACAAATGAAATTCAGTATAGTTTTACCTTCATATCTCGGCCAATACAAGGGTGCTGCGAAAAACAGACCCGAAAAGCTGGCGCGTGCCATTAAATCAGCATTAAGTCAAACGCATACTGACTTTGAATTGATTATTATAGCTGATGGCTGCGTATTGACTGGCGAAGTAGTAAAACAATTTACTGATAGTAGGATTAAACTAATCGAAATTGAAAAGCAAGAATTATGGTCGGGAGTAGTGCGAAATACTGGTATCGAAGCAGCGACAGGCGATTACATCGTATATCTCGATTCAGACGATATGCTTGGTACAAATCATTTGGAAATTATATCGAAAGGCATCGAAGCGAATCCAGTTGCTCAATGGTATTTTTTCAATGACTTAATACCAATCGATGAAATGTTTACAGAGCGTTATTGTGCTATCTCAATCGGCGGTTGTGGTACATCGAACCTTGCACACCCAAAAGAGCCTTGTAGATGGCTAAAAAACGATGGTTACGCACATGACTGGAACTTTATAAAAGAGTTACGAAATTGGTCTAAAAAATACACACACATCGGCTGTGGTGAATACTTAGTTTGCCATATCCCAAACCAAATCGACATATGAAAAGAAAATTCGGAATCATTCTGACTTGTGGTCGCGGTCAAGTATCGCACCAAACAATCCCGTCAATTATCAAAGAGCTTGATGATTACATTGTGGTCAACAACGGCAACAGCGACCCGACAATATTATGGCTTGCTCAAAACAAGGTTAAACACGTTGCATTACCTGTAAATATGGGTATAAGTTGCGCCCAGCGTATCGCATTAGAGTTTGCGCAAAAGGACGACTTAATTATGACCATTGATGACGACCTTGTCATTCCCGAAGGGCTTATTACCTCACTGGCCGAAGTGTCAGAGCGTTACGATGACATGACAGCACTTGCACCAGTTAACGATTCAATCAGTGAGGGATATTATCCTCAAATACTTGAAGAAACGGACGAAATCCAGTGGACTGGACACATAAGCGCGTTACGTTGCCATTCATACGATATTGCAAAGAAAATCTTTGACATCCCTCGTGACCTTAATCGCTTCGCTTTCCTGCGTGGATTAGGTGGGCGCTGTGGATACGTTAAAGCCTTGCATATTCAGGAAATGGATATTGAACGCAGACCCGAAGACCAATATATATTCTAATGAAGCTATCTATTTTAATTTGCAGCGTTGACAATCGGTTAAACGAGCTTAATTTGCTCATGCCGACACTTTGCCGTGAAGATGTCGAAGTCTTGTGGCTCGGTGACAATCGAAAAATGACAATAGGTGAAAAGCGTAATTGGTTGCTGTCAATGGCAAAAGGTGAATATGTTGTATTCGTTGACGACGACGACAGATTAGAACCTGATTACGTTGATGAACTGTTGTTGGGATGCATTCATGATTCAGACGTTATTTGCTTTAATGTAATGTATTCACCAATTAACGGCGAACCGATGCCAGTTTACTATTCAAGTAGATACGTTGACGAAAACAAAGATGGGTTTTTCTTACGTGCCCCAAATCATTTGATGTGCTTTAAGCGTGAATTGGCGTTGCGGATTATGTTTATCGAAACAAACTTTGGTGAAGATAACGACTTTGCAGCGAGAATAAAGCCACTCATTAAAAGCGAATGGCAGATAAACAAAGTGTTGTATCACTATTTATATTCATTTGAAAACAGCGAAAGCGAAAGGAGACAGCGAAATGGTTAGCGTTGTAATCGTTTCAAACGCATACGATGACGCGGCGTTGCGTGTAACAACTCGATGTGTACGCAGCGCAGTCGATTCAGGCGTGCATGAAGTGATTGTAGTCGAACAACAACCGACTGTTAACCACTTTGGAGCTAAAACACTACATTACTCATTCCCGTTCAACTACAACAAGTGTCTAAATTTCGGCATCAAACACGCAAAAGGGGACTATTATGCAGCTTGTAATAATGATTTAGTTTTTACTTTTGACTGGTGGGCTAAATTACGCCCAATCTTTGCGCTTGGTTACGGTTCATTAAGTCCATTAGAGCGACGCACAGCAAAGGAATACGGATTAGTTGAAGGTTATCATTACCATGAAGGCTATCAGATACGAAAGCATTTAACTGGGTGGTGTTTCGTAATCACAAAAGAGGCGTACAAAACGATTGGCAAATTTGACGAATCAGTTATGTTTTGGTATTCAGATAATATCTATGCCGACCAGCTGATTCACAAAGACATTAAACACGCCATTGTATGCTGTTCGTTTGTTGACCATGTCGAAAGTTATACATTGAACCGATCGAAGAATAAAAAAGAGCTTACATCAGACCAAACTAAAGCGTACAACGCAGCAAGGAGAAAGTATGAGAAAAGGTAAGGAAATAGAACAGAATATACCACACTATCTAAAAGGGTCAAAAACTGATATGATGATTTGGACTTACGTTCACGCCATTAAATCACTATATCCGAAGTCGAGTATCAATAGTATAGTTTCGCAGTTTTACAAAGACTTCGATTTCTATCATATGTACTACTCGGGCGTGCAAAACATATTTACTAAGTTCAATCTTAAATACAATATGTCGGAGCGCGGCGATTGCGATAACCCACTCTGTAATATTTATATGATTGGTACACTCGAAACGATGCTATTTGCATGGTGCAAATGTTACGAATTGCGTGTAGGTTACGAAAAAGAACAGTCGGCGTTGTTATTCTGTGAGTATTTCTCGATTGAGTGGACACCTGACCAAATGGCTATGTTTTTGAACAGAATATCGGACATTGAAACGGCGGAGTTATCACACCCGATTGTCCCAAAAGCGTTTTATACTATTTAGATTTATTCTAAATTTCAAAGATTGGTCGGTAATATGTATTTTTGGCGTATATTTGTGGACTAAAACAAACATATGGAAAACAAAATACAGAAACTTAAACAGCGTTTACAGAGAATTGAATTAGAGCTTAATAAATGCAGAACCTCTGCAATGCAAGATGGATGGCAAACGTCAAAACACGCTAAAAAAGCTCATAAGTGGGATGTTTACGCGCGCGAAAAGATGAATATAATTTCACAACTTGACCAACTCGGAGCGCTTTAATTTTTAAATACAGGTAGAACACACAAGAATATTGGCGAAAATGTCACACGTCTGAAAATTAAAAAATATGGCAAAATTATTTGAATTGTTAACCGAAAGCGAAAAGAGAAAATTAAGTACCGTAAAATACAACAGTATTTGTATTGAGACTGATGTAAAAAAAATGACTGTCTCTCAACTAAGTGACATTGCATTTATCCTTATTGAAACGGAATACAATAAAAAAGCACCCGAATGTGTATTAAGTGCAGAAGCAATTAATATTTTAACAAAACGAGCAATAGAAAGCAATATTGGTATTTTTTAATCATTTTTTATTACAACGCATTATCATTCATGTTTGATATTTTCGCATATAGATTTTACAACGTCGCTCACAATCGGTCGGCGTTTTTTAACCCATTAATAAAATACTAAAGCACGCGCGCGCAATACCTTTGTGTAAAATTAAAACACATGGAATTGCTTGAATCATTTGAAGCCAACGGACGAAAGTACAAAGTAGTACGGTCGCTATCGGTGCAAAGATGGATTGAATTTGAGATTGCGCAGGTTGAGTTAGGTTTTGGCGTTAGCTTTTCGGATATGGTGCGCACATTAAATAAGGTTTATGCCGACGCAAACAAAGGAAAGTTAGCCGACGTTGCTGTAACAGCTTACAACGCACTAAATGGCATTAAAACGCGCATGGAAGACCGTACACATCCAGTCCTGAAAATATGTTCACTATTCATCAATTACGAAGGTGAAGATATTGGCGTATGGTCAGAGGACTTGGCAAAAGAGAAACAAACCGACTGGATGGCCGCCGGTATGTCGATGGATTATTTTTTTCAGTTTGCCTTACATGCAGTCGAAAACTTGTTTACCGTTTACGGCGAGATTTCCCTTTCTACTTCAAAGTTCATGGAAAAGATGTCCGACCAGATGACTACTTCGGAAATGAACGACTAAGGATTTTGCAGGTTTGGGACGAAACGGTTAACGCGGTTGCAAAATATGAGGGGTGGTCACCGGATGCGCTACGTGTAAGGCAGATTGATGGATTTTTGGTAACGTTGTCGAATTTTGAGAAACATATAAAGCAGAAAAAAGATGCCGGAAATAGAATTGACACTTAGCAGCGACATTAGCAAGCTGATTAACGACCTGAAAAGCATTCAGGCTACGGTTGACGCTTTCCAAAAGGATGCTAAAGCTGGTTTCGAGAATATGACTACTTCGGGTGACAAGGCTTTTAAAGACTTAAAGACTGGTATCGAATCGGCAATGAACGGCGAAATTATCAGAGAGTTCACGAAAGAAACGAACAAGGCAACCGACGCAGTTGATGGATTGACAGAAGCCGAAAGAAAACGCGCAAAGATATTACAGGAAGAAATAAGCGACTTAGCTGAATTAAAACAACGTCAAAAGGCGGCGTTTACTCCCGAAGAAATACAAAAGTACGATAAGGCAATTAAAGATACAGAGCTTCGTATAAAATCGCTTAATGGTGGAATGAAAGCCTTTAGAGATGTAACCATTATGTCTTTAGGTGAAATGAAAAACGAGCTTAGGCAGTTACGAAATACACCTATCGAAATAGTAAGCAAGGAAAAGGCTGTTGAAATTAAACAACGCATGACTTTACTCACCGAAGAAATTAGCGATATGAGTAAGGAGCTACGTTCAACTGGTGATAATACAGAAATGTGGATTGGTGGACTACAAGGCATTACAGCAGCAGCGCAGGGCGTTGTTGGCGTACTGTCAACAATGGGCTACAATACTGAAAAGCTCGAAAAGGTAATGATTAACTTGATCGGAGTTAGTCAAGCAATGTCAACTGTTTATGATTTACATGAGCGCGGCATATTGAAGAAAATGGCAGCGCAAATAAAATCTATTTTCATAATCAAAGCCGAAACGGTCGCAACTGAATTAAACACAACTGCAACAGCAACAGCCGAAAAGACGACAAAAGGATTTTTTAAGACATTGAAGCTAAACCCACTCGGTTTAGTCCTGACTGCTATCGTTGCGCTTGGTGCTGGCTTGTACGCTTTGAGTAATTACCTAAAAGGCGCAAAGTCAACAACCGATGAGTTGTACGATTCGCAAAAGCAAGTATTTGACCAAATGGCCGAAGCTGCTGGCAATATGGAACGTTTGTCCGTATCGGTTAAAAATACAGCTATTGGCACACAGGAACACACCGACGCCGTTAATGCTTACAATGTAGCTGCAAAAGAACAAAATCTATTAATGATTGACTCAAACGACAATTTGACCAATCAAAATACACTAATGCGCATCAATACCGAGTTGATGCTGTCGCGTGCGAAGATACAAGCAGCCACAAACGAACAGATTACACTATATTCAGAGCTGTTTTGATGAAATAATTGGTTTGAGCCGTACAGAGTGCGATTGCTACGATGTAACGGGTGCAAACGTATCGAAGTCTAATCTATTTTTAGACGAACTCGAAGGCATGAACATTAAAAAAATGAATGCTTTGGAAGATTGTTCAAAAGGTGGACTTGTTGAACGCTGGCAGAAAGTTTATGAAAACGCCGTGCAGAATCTACGTGCTGACATTGCCAAAGAGTCACAAAACTACGTTGACCAACGCGTTTTGCCTTTCGATGGTAATATTGGACTTGCTCAAAAGACACAAACTTTAACTTCGTTGTCGAAAACATACGCATACGTTCGTTTCGTTTGCCGTGAATTGGCTTCGTCGAATATCACTATAAAGAAATTTGGAGCTTTGTTTGAAGCAACAGGTACAAAAGATATAATGATTTACAATAACCTCAATGAGTTGCTGGGTACAATAACTATTAACACGGTTGCAAACACATATACCGAAACGACTTTACCAGTTCCAATCGTTTTGCCATTATTCGATGATCGCGTGGAGCGTGTTGAATATTATTTTGTTTACGAAGTTGCAGCGAACCGCCCGAAAGATAACGCGCTTAATTGCCGCGCGTGTGGTACATCATATGTGTTCAATACTAATCTACCATGCTGGCAGACACCTTCAAATAAAAAAATAGGCTGGACTAATTTTGTTTGCGTTGCATCGGGACAATCTGACACTTTAAATTTTGAAGCAAGCAGCACACAAAGTGAATTTAGTACTTATATGCTCGGTTTGACTATTGGCGTATCGATTGCCTGTAATTTCATGGAGTACCTTTGTTCGAGTGATTTCGATTTTAATAACGACCCTGTGGCGTTGTCGATTGCGCTTGCACTTCGATATAAAGCAGGTGAATTATTTATTTACGATATTGTCAATTCAGGGGATGTAAACAGATATACCATGATTGACGGCGAACAGTTGCAAGCCAACGCTGCGTATTACGCAACAAAGTACAAAGAAATGTACGAATATGTGGCCGCTAATATTGACCTGTCAAAATCTGACTGCTGGATTTGTAAAGAGTTTTTCGGATTTAAGCGCCAAATGATACAGGCATGACAGCCGACACCTTCATATC